CTCCTGTGCGAACTCTAAATCGCCTATGGCTGCTCGTTGTTCCAAGAGATACTTAATACTACGATGAGCGGGCCAAAGGGCTACCGGCGTTACCGTTTCCTCATTCGCCCTCCATTCATCATAGTTCTTTATAGAAGTCCAAATACCTGTCTTCCAAATACTGTTCTCAAGCATTTCAGTATGGTATAGGTCAGTCATAGACATTGGCGTTCCAACCACATACAAAGAAGAGTTTGGGTCAAGCATAGGAGTAATCGCCTTTCTGAACCATTGTTGTAAGGTGCGAGGACTCATATCATCACTATCTACTAACACATCGTCAAAGGCGACGCAAGCAGGATGCTCACCACGAATTGCAGAGCCAACCGAAGTAGCCATAATCCAAGAGCCATTAGTGAAATGCACTTCAGTTTTATTGCCCTTCTTCGGGTCAAGATACCTTGATAATTGAGGATGGCGCTTCATGTCCTCGCGGATTTCCTGTAGTCGTCTAATGGCCGTATCCTTACTTGCTGAAATTAACCAGCAGGTAAAGGGCCTGTCGTTATTCCATTTTTCAAAAAGACATTGATGAAGTAGTTTAACCCTAAGAGTAGTGGATTTACTGTGGCCGCGAGGTGCAATGATACACACCCGATGAACTTCTGCGCCTTTTCTCTCACTATACATATCCATCCATTCTTCAATGTGTTCGCCCCAAGTATAACCAAGCCACTCGTAAAAATACCTAACTGACCTACGCGACCTTTCCATCGCCAAATCCTGCTTCAAACTCATATTGGTCGCAACTCCTTCTTCCCGCAATAAGGACAAATCCTACTTACGGCTTTAATCATTTGCATTCGTGGCGCTTCCCAACCACACCAATTACATTTTGCCGCAGTCCAATTACTCGTCATCGTGCATCACCGGAGCAAACAGACTTCCTATCAGGCCCATTTCCTTATCAATCATATACGCAGACAAACCAGCACGGGCCATCACATAGCCGTTGCGTGCGTGGTATCTATCTTCACCAGCAAGACTCGGTAATTGAACTATCAAGCAGCCACCCATCTCGCGCATTTGCTGATGGTGTAAATGACCATGAAACCACAGATGATTAGTGGTTTGGCCCCAATCCTTTCTCGCTTCGTGGGCCATTAGCATTGAAAGTCTGTTCATTACCTTACCGTCACCATGTGTAAATCCAATCAGATTATTTCCGTAGGCAATATACTGACGAACATGGGGGCTTACAACAACATTAATATCATCGCAATCCCTATAGTATGCCTCCAAGTAAAGCATGAGCATGATACTCGTATGCTTATCGTGATTACCACCCATAAACACAAGTTCAACATCGGATACAGTTCTCAATAAATCAATGTGTTGTCGTGCAAGGTCGCAACCCTCCATGAGTATTTGAGCGGGAGTAGCGGCCAAATCTTGCGCAGTTCCTTTTGTAGTAGTCCCTATATCGTTATCAACATGAAACCAATCAGAACCTATACCGACATAGAACTTATCGGGCTTACTCGGAAGTCTCGCCAATAATTCTTCTGTTTTATCCAATACGCGCTCACGCGCCTCAGTTAAGTTGTAAGTCGTGCCTACTTCATCAATCCAACCATATTTACCAAAGTGCAGGTCTGTAGGGGAAAGAACTACTGCGTATTCCGTGCCAATTTTCATATTACGGCTTTTTACTGCTGCTGGCTTATGCCCGCTTAATATCTCAAAGAAAGAATCAGCAAGGCTTTCACGAAGTATCGTATATTGTGCTGCGTCCCTCTCTATCTTCTTCCACTTCTTCCTCTCGGCCTTCTGTAGAATCTCCACCTTGCGAATATCCAAGAATCGTTCCACCATATCGTCAAGCGTATGCTCAATCACTTCTTCATCGGTGAAAGGCTGCATACCATGCTTCCATTTATTAACTCTGATATATTCGCTCATTATGGCTGCGGGCATCTCAAACTCGCGGGCCATTTCATCAACGGTAAGACCCCCGCCAATTTGTGCGTATGATTCTTTCATCGCTCTGTGTTTTTCGCCCTCGATGATAACAAGGCCGTCGGCAATATCCAACATCACAATGTAATTATCATTGGATGAATCATAATAGACCTTAGTGGTGGTCAAGCGTGCCCTTTCATCAGCATCGAACTTACGAAAGGTGTTGCCCTTGTCCGTCCATCTGTTTATAGCCTGTCGCCAAGCATGAATGCTTCGCTTAGGCTCTATGCTGTGCAAAAATCCCGCAAACTCCATCGTGCTGCCGAAATGTCGGTCTTGTGCAAACTTCTCTATTAGTTCGATACCACCTGAGTAGTTTCCCATGATTAACAGGGGTATAGGGAGTGTTATAATCATTACGCCCCCCTATTATTTTCATTCATTTGCCATTCTACAAAAAGAATTAAACGAGGGACCGAAAGCCACATTTCTATTTCTTCTATTTCTTCAAAGGTATGTTTGGTATAGCAGCCCCTCCATTACTTCACTACAACATACAGTAAGTAACTCATCTATACCTTTGAAGAAATAAAAGAAATAAGCAACAATAGAGCAGTAAAGCGGTTAATTCTTTTCGTAAAACGCGAAAATAACGAAAAGAATGGGCCAATAGTTAAAAGGCACTCACATAGTCGTTATAATATGGCAGAGGGCAGACGCTGGAACTTGTTCCGCTCAAAGGCGAAAGAAGAGGTCCAAAATCCAATAATTGAGAGAATGGGTATAATGGATGAGCCATTCTCGGTTGTCGCGGGTATTCCCGATATGGTGCGAAACACGGAGAATCTGAGAAGCGATGGTAATTTCGATAACGAGTTTGACCTTTATGATAACATGCTCAAATTAGACCCCGAACTCAATGGGGCTGTTCGTGCAGTATCTCTAACCGCTAACAACTACGAGATAAACTACTCACGCGGAAAGAATACCATGATACGCAATGCGATAAAGGAACTCGTTGATGAAACCATTGACTTTGATGATATTATGATAAACAGTATGAGAAATCTCATGGTTTATGGTAACGACATCAATAAAATAGTAGGAAAGACCCGAACAGGAGTAACCGACATTCAGAACCTCCCCATAAAGCAGATGACCATTGTTGATGAGCGAGGTGGGCTTGAATCCTACTTCGTAGCCGACGAAGACAACCCAATTATCACTCCCGTCACATATATGGTGCGTGAGGCTACCATGTATGAACGCGCGATACCCGCACGGGAAATACTACACATACGCATAGATTACAGAAGCAATTGGTTCACCGATAACAAAGGCCGCAAGACCTACGGTGTATGGGGTGCTTCAAGATTCACTTCACTCAAGCAACCCATACGCATGAAGTATAACAGCATGAATAATCGCATCAGTCTTGAAGACTCAATGACGAAGCAATTTATCACCATTGATAAGTCTGCTATTGAGCATATACAAGACCCCGCAGAACAAAGCCAACGCCTACAACACATAATGGATGAGGTTATTAAACTCTTTGAGGGACTACGCGGCGACCAAATCCCCGTTCTCCCTCATTATGTTGAACTACATCATGTTGATGTGGGGAACAGCGTTCCTAACAACACCGGCTTCTTGGATGCAATAAACGCAGACATAGCAGCAGTTCTTCAAGTGCCGCGAGTAGCAGCAGGGCAGGAGAAGGGTTCTACCTTCGCCGCAACTTACAATGCGAACCTATGGGCCGTGCAAGCAATCTCTCGTATGCATAGAATACTCGCTGAGTCGGCTACCAAGATATTTATGACCCATCTTGACCTTCTCGGTATTGAGTATCGCAAACAAGACTTACCCACAATTAAGTTTGAGGCTATGGAGAGCGAAACACCATTGAATGTAATGCAAAGAGTAACTATGGGCTTCACTTCCGGTGTTCTTACCCTAAATCAATCTCTTGATTTCCTTAACCTACCAACAATAGGACCCGAAGGCGACGAAAGACAAGAAATTAATAAAGAGCCGGAGGGAGAATTACCAAGAGAACATTCTCAGCCGTCACCAAGTAAGGAGCAATCAAAATGACGCTCAAAAACTTAATAAAACACAGTAGGGCTGAACATGGTGTGTCCCGAATGAAAATGAGCAACCCTAACGAAACCCTAATGCTAATCTTTGGGATTGGGGTAGTTATCGCTTGGGTAACTATTGCTGCTACAGCGTCATACTTCTCAATAGTCGAGGAAAGAGATATTTCCGACAGTCAATTAACTGTAATTGGACTTCTTGGTGGACCCGCTCTTTTAGTCATTACAACTGTTCTTGACTTATTCAAGGGTAAGGAATCGGCCAAAATCAGCGTTTTGCCTGACCAATTAGCGATAGACCACACATCATGTGAGGCTGTTGATGCTCATACAAGGCTGATGGAAGAGATTAAGGTTAGGCACGAACTCGATATGGAAAAGTTGCAGAAGGAACATAACCTCGACATGGAAGCATTCAAGGTTACTAAGGCTGGCGACAAGAAATGAACTTAACCACTATTTGTGATTATTGTTCTATCGGCTGTTGGCTTTGTTCCGGTGATAAGAGGTGAGTCCATTGACGCAAGAAGAAGCAGATTCAATTATTGATACGATTAACGAGCGAGCAACTGAGGTTCGCACCTTAATGATTACTATAGGTTCCATCTTAGCCCTGCTAATGCCCGCCGTTGAAATGTTCGGTATTCTCGACATCACGCCTTACGGCGCGGGTGACGATGAGTGGATTACAGACAATGATTGGGAATGGGAGAGCGATTTCACTTGCGGAGATGGCTCACGCATAGAAGCCGCATTGGTGAATGACGGCTACAAAAATTGCCGTGACGGAAGCGACGAACCGGACGACTCGCCCCCACCACCGGAAAATAACACAACGGTTGTGATACCCCCTGATAACAACAATACGACTAATCAGACAACCAACGAAACTATCGAGGAAGGTTGTGCGCCGCAAATGTGGGATGCTTACCAAGACTACGACGGGGAGAACATGACGATTTATTGGGATGCCGACCTTACCTGTGACGATGCACCACACAATCTAACCGTCATTTGGACCCTTTACGATAATGATACAGGAAATTGGTCGGGTATTCAAGAAACGATGACCTATGAAACATACTACCAAAATTGGGATTATGTGAATCTTACATTCGCTGTTCCCGAAGGCCGATACGACATATTCTCTACTTTTGGCTTCAATGATAACTACACGCGAGGAACCGATTGGTTCGATGTAGTTATACAATAAAACTAAACCTTAGTAAAACACTTAGACACTACCTCATATCATGGGGAAGAGTATCTTCCAATTAACACCGGCTGACCCCATAGATTCATACGGGATAAGCGAAATAAAGAATGCGATTGTGGAAGGTAATAATCTGTGTTTCATATCTCCTATAAATCCCGAACCACTTACCTACCTTTGCACGAATAGCGGCGGCGTAGGGCTTGAGCATGGCTTCTCTTACGGTAATGGGGCTGCATTGATTATGCTTTATTTCATGATAACCGTTGCTCAATATCTGTATATTTATCGGCTTGTGACGAAAAATGTTCATAAAACACTATGATTTTGCAGAGGGTATGCAGAAGCAATGCACATGTCCGGTTGGGGAAGAACTAATAGATGG